GAACAAGGTCAGCGATCATAGAATCGACCATATCCTTGAAAGACCCTTCACCACTCAGCGCCATATCAATCATAGCGTCCCCAGACGACTTGGCGTAGTCCTTAACCGTATCTCCCAGGGTCTCAACCTCATCACCTGTCTTTTTTAAATCTTCAGGCGCCTCCTCTGCCATAGCACCTAGCTTCTCCATGGCACCACCGACGGCGCGGGCGTATGTATCAGCTGAGATTGCTCCGGCTTCCAGAAGCACGTCAAGCTCCGTGAGCGTCTGGCCGAATACTTCAAGCGGTGTCCGGGTTGCGTTAAAAACTTTCTCAGCCGCAGATACCTGTTTAGCTGCTGTCTTTTCCAGGGATATTTCTAGCTTCTTTGCGGCCTTCTCGGCCTCAGTAACTGCAATCGTTACGGGAGCGGCTAGCTTCTTACCAAGCTCCGGGGCGTTCGCTTCGACGTTATCAGCGGCTGTGTTCCAAATATCCTCGATACTATCTGCGGCGTCCTGCATATCACCTTTGAAGTCGCCCACAACATCCCCGGCCAGGTCCCATGCGTTCTTCCAGTTGCCCTGTGCGAACTCCCACAGGACGGCAGCCATACCGCCCAGGGTACTACCAACAGCGTCGAACGCTGTCTTTACCAACGTGCCAGCCGTGAGCAGGAGTTTTAAAGCCGTGGCCGCTCCTTCTGCGGCCTCTTCCATGCTACCTGTTTCCTTGGCGCTCTCAACCATTGAGTCTGTGTACTTTTCAAGGGTCGGTAATACCGCCCGTGTAATAGTATTAACGAGCCCGACCTTAACACCCTTCAGCCTTGTCAGGTTGTCCCTGAATCGTTCGGCGGCTTGCCCTGTTTCGAGGTCCATAACCATACCAAGTGCTAGAGCTTCATCAGTCATTTCCTTGATGCCTTCACTACCCTGATTCAGCATGACTATCATATCCGTACCTCTTGCCCCGAATATATCTATTGCAAGTGCTGTCTTAGCGGCCCCGTCCTCCATGCCTTGGAACTGGTCGGCAACTTCAAGTATGATTTTATCGGAGTTTTTCAGCTTCCCTGAAGCGTCCACGACAGAGATCCCAAGTAGCTTGAAGGCTTCCTTTGCCTCACCTGTTCCGGCTGCTGCTTCTGCGGCTCCCTGGGCCACCCTTTTCAATGACTTCTGGAGCACTGATTGACTCACACCAGATAGGTCGGCGGCATGGGTCATTGCCGTGAGTGTTTCCACGCTAACACCAATTGCCTGGGCCATTTTCGTGTTAGCATCGGCGTTCTTTATCGCCGTGTTAATCATCTTACCAAGGATAGCTCCGGCGGCTATCCCGGCAACCGACATCATCTTGATAGCTTTTATAGTCCCGGTGAAGCCCGCCTTGGCTTTTGACATAGCCCGCTGCATACCAGTAGCGTTCTTTTTAACAGCCTGTTTGGCTTTCCCCATATCACTAGCGAACTGGGCATGGCCAGCAGACATAGCAGCATGAAGGGCGCCAATAGCGGTAGCCATTTATCCAGCTCCTTTCATACCCATGAGATGGTCTTTAAGATCTGCCATGTTAGCTGGCTCCTTCTTACCTGTTACAAGTAGATCAGCGAGTGGTGGTAATTCTTTAGCACGGGCATAGTTAGCGCTTAACCAGGCGTCTATCGTCTGCCTGTTTATAGAACTACCGACTGCAAGCCCCGTTAGGTATGGCGTCAACTCCCAAAAGTCAACAGGGCTCAGTCCAGCGGTTACCGCCGCCTTAAACGCTTCCACCACCCACCCTTCAAGTGGCTTTTTTTTTGGCTTTCTTCACTATCTGGCGGCGTCTCCTTGCCAAAGTATGCCCACTGAAGAGCCTCTTGGACGTCTTTGGCGAAAGGTATCAACGGCGGAGATAGCTCCATGATCCGCTCTGCCGTATACTCGGGCTGCTTTTCCCGGAGACCTATCGCCGCAATACTTGCCACGACTTCGGCCTCAAACAGGTTCGGCATATCTCCGTGCTTCTCCTCGATTTCGGCAATGGCCCGCCATGTATATCTCAGGACCACAACCTTCCCGTCGAGCTTGATAACCTTTTCGCCTGTAACCTTATTCATTCTAAGCCCAGACCACAGCGCCGGTAATCTCTATAGTGATAGACCCGGCAACTTTATCATCAACACCACCGGAGGAAGTCAGACCGAGAACGTACCCGGTAAATGTGGCCGTTGAGGCATCAGAAAAAGTGATCTTGAAGGTTCTCGACGTTCTGGCCGTTCGGGCTGCGGCTGCCGCCTGCTGACCGGCGTCGGTATCCTGAATCCAGTTGATAGACAGAGTGACCTGCCCTTCATCCGGGAGACCAATCTGCTTCTCTTTCGCAGACGATCCCAGGTGCGTGGTCTCGTACATGTTCGCTGATCCGCTCGGACCATCCCAGCTATTGACTTCACCGATTGCAGTATACGCCACGGGGGTAGCGGTGGCAGCATCGGCGTTGTCTGTGACATCCTGGCTGGTAGTGTCGATGGATACAGCGAAGGTATTAGTAGTCACGTGCGATGCAACTGCCGTTTCCCCGTTAAGGAGGGCGGCATCCGCACCGGCGAAGTCCGCCAGGGCAAGTACATCACCATTCACAATACCATGGGCGGCAGCAGTTAAAATGGTCGGATGGGAAAGTGCTATCTCCGTAATAGTTTCAGCACCCCCTGATCCGCTGCTGATTGCGATGACTGTTCCTTGTGCTTCGATAGCCATGATTACTCTCCTTTGTTATTTATTCCGTGTGCCAGACGTTAAAGTCCATTACGATCCTGTGACATTTAACATCCGGTTCGTAAGCATCAAACTCCGTCTGGATTACAACCGATCCTATAGTCACGGCCCCCTCTGTAAATGTGTTACCGTCCAGTGCCTCCCGGACAGCGTTTGCAAGGCTCTTTGCCTCATCGTATGTCTCGGCCCAGCATTCAAGCTGGAATCTTGGGTGAGCTTTCCCGGTTGGTCCGGTTATATCGTGATCACGTTCCCCGCTAACTTTCTGATATACCACTAGGGGCCACGTAGGAGCCTGTGGGATGTAATTGGGGTAAACCCTTGTCGTGATAGCCGACACCCCGACATCTGCCACTAGGACCGCTCTCAGAGCCTGTTCTATAACTTCGGCAGCCATATCAACCCCGTAGCCCTCTTATCTGCGATTTTGTCAGCTTACCCGCTGCACCACGCTTGGCTAACCGCGCTGCCGACTTGTTAAGCTGTGGCCTCATCTCCTTGGCGAAAAGTTCTAGTAGCTTGCCTTTGTTTGCGTCCCAGGCGGGTCGGAGAAACGGTCGTGCAGATATGCGCCCGGTAGATTCGACCTGAGCAAGGTTGCCGCCGATAGGCACTACGCTCGGCGCGTCCAGCGTCCTATCTTCGGTTCCAAATTCGAGATAAGGAGCGATTCTTGACGTGGATCCAACATACTGTGTCACTACTGTTCTGTCTTGAGGCTTTCCCTTGCGCTGTGACGGCTTCAGCTTGCCTATCTTGATAGACTTCTGGAGGTCACCGGTTTCACCAACCGGGGCATTTTGCTTCGCAGCGTCACGAACTGGAACAAGCGCCTTCTTTAGCGCATTTCTCACGACGGTTTTCTTCATAGAAGCGGTAGGCAGCTCCTCAAAATTTCTCATGAGCTGTTCCCACCCGATAAGATTGAACTCAAAGATGTCGGACATTTAGTCGCCCCTTGTCCTGCAATGAAGTTCCATTCCTTTTCGCCGTCCAACTTCCAGGACCGCTTTAATGTCATAGGTCCTATCATCGTGTATGAGCTCGTTCAAACTCCCTGCCCCATCGATGTATCGAATCATGAACACGGTGTCCACCTGTCCAATAGTCTGGGCGGCAGCGAACCGTTCACCACCACGTAAGTCCTTTTTTTGTGCCCACACTTCACCAACGTCCGCCCAGGTCTCTACTTGTTCACCGTATTCATTTTCCGTGAATGTCATGGACCTAAGCATTACGATCCGGTCAAGCTGCCCTGCTCTCACCGTGGACCCCATATCCTGTACTGCTGGAGTAGGGAATCGATAGCGCCGAGGTTCTTGAACGAAGGACCGATAAGGACATCCCCCCGTTCTTCATGGAGGTCACTCAGCTTTAGGAGTATCGCCGAGCGGATACCACTTGGAACAGCACTTGCGGCACCGTACCCACAGCCAATTGTCACCTTGATCGGGTTCACCGGGTAAAGTGTCCCGGTCGGCCATGACCCGTCGGCGGCCAGCACAATCCGTCCCGGTTCTTCAACGCTATCTACAATGAAGCCTGTAAAGGTATTATCGTAACCTGAATCACCTTCAAGCTGGTAAGTTACGGCAGCGGATACCAGAGGAGGGTAAGGCAGTTCAATAAACCGACTTGACGGCCACCTGTCGTAATAAACCTCCCAGGTCTGGGTGATAAGAACCCGTCCGAGTTCCTGTTCGATCATACGCCGGGCCGCAGCTATCGTGCGCGTGAACCACTCATCCTCCTCACTGTATCCGGATGCCTGTGCAGCCGAGACAGCAAGACGCAGATGCCGCTTGACTTCCTCAAGGGTAACCGGTTCAGTTGTCGGGGCTGTTTTGATCTTTGTTTTCATAGCCGCCCCTTATGCGTTGAGATAGTACCCACCGGCTACAAGAGGCCGCCAGTACACGGTAACGTCCGCGATCTTTCCAGCACCCGCAGTTGCGCCGCTGATAGTCAGTTCAAGGATCTTAGTGGCAGCTGTGACCGCCGGGCCTCTGTAGACGTGGTAAAAGTTACCAGTCAAGTTAGCCTTTGCCCCGGCTGCCGCTGAAAGTATTTCGATAGGGGCTACATCATCCGTAGCGACTGAGATCCCGGTAAATACGGCGACTGCTGATAGGTCATCCGGAACGTGGATCACAACCGCATCAATAAACAGGCTCTGGGTCGTTGCTGTCATGACATCGTAAGCGGCTGCGGCCTGGTTGAGATCGATCTGGTTATAGTTGACGGTCACTCCATCAAGCGTGACGCTCTCCGGAATCCAAGCATAATTGTTATAGATCCACCTGAACCCGGTATCGGTCTCAATAAAGGTAGATCCGACAGCGGGCGTTGTCGGCTTGGTATCCGTGGAAAGCCCTAGCCATCGTTGGATTGTCGCAATCTTCTTAACTGCCATGACCTATCCTCCTGAGTGGGGGTGGAAACCACCCCCCCCTTGTCTTATGCCGCTTCGACGTAGGCCCCATCTTCCAGGGGAACGTAAAGCAGCGTCCAGGTAATTGTCCCGGTGTTGGTGGCAGCACCTACGGTCATCGCGATAGTGCCCGGCTGCACAGCATACGTCGGAGCAGCGTTCAACAGGGCTGCACCTTCGTTGGTGGAGATGGTAAGAACAGATCCGACCGCAGCGGGCAGGGTGAGCATGGTATTTTGGTCCAGGGCGGATATCGAACCGGAAGCAATACTTAGGTCCGTATCGGTCCCTACCGTCACAACACACTTGATAAGGATGGTGGTGGCTGCCGTTTCCATAACTACAGGGTCCGTTACACCGACAAGACCGAGCAGCGCAATCATTCCACCGCCCACGGTAAACAGATCAACATCAGTCGTGGCAGCACATGAAGATGCCGCCTTGACAACTCTCATGCCCTGGTTGATATCGGCAATCCTGAAACGAGTTGACTGGTTGTAATTTGATATGGACATGATCTTCTCCTTTTTAATATGTGGGGGCACCGTAGCGCCCCCACACAGTTATCTGTTCATCGCCCCGGTATTATACCAACTGCGTCGCTGTCAGCGGCGCAAACCGGAGGCCATAAAGATAGGCCGTTATGCCACCGTCAACCGCATCACTCTGGGTCTCGGTACACTTCAGCTGCACGTAGGGGTTCCCCACAGTGCTGTTCACAGAGGCCGCCGCTATGGTAGCAGCCGAAACACTGATTATGGTAACGGTGTCAGCCGTACCAACCGCAGCCAACCCGCTGCTAGTGGCAGCTGTCGCAGCCCCCAGGACATCGGATGCCGACAGGATCTGATACGTAAACGCAACGGCCGTGGTGTTGTTGGGTGTCACGTCATCACATGCAAGAACCGTGATGGTAGCGGCACCTGATCCGGCGTTTTCGCCAAGAGCGATAACGAATACAATACCCTCGGCGTTTTCCAGGTTCACAACGTCAGACGCCGGGGAACCGTTAAAGATGTCCTCACCTGCGGCGATAAAAGCACTGGCGCCAGCATGGACAGGTCGGATGTACTCAAGAATCGTACTCATTTTATTACCTCCTCAAAAGTCCAAAGACTTTCTTAGCTACGGGTTTGCAGGGCCACGAAGTGCGACTGCGTGTAGGATGACCCACCTTTGTACGGGGTCATAGCGGTAGCTCTCACGGGCTGGCCGTCAACTCTCAGCACGAACCGGAACACCGACTCGTCATAGATGAACTGGACATGGATGGACATGTCAGCCTTGATCCCGCCCTTTTCAGCCAGCAGATACCCGTTGTTGTAATCGCCCAGGAAGATATCACCCACAGTACCCAAAGAAGGACACTGTTCGATGGGGATAACCGGCCTGCCGAGCAGGGTGCCGTAAGGAGCGCCGGACAGTCCACCAGGAGGCATGTAGATCAACTGACCTCCAGTACCAACAGCGATGGACATAGTATGCAACTGAGGCTCAACGTTCTGGTTGATGAACCATGCAGCGTTCATTCGGCTTGAAGCGAACAGCCTGGAGAACATGTTGATAACGTTCTCGGCCACAACGGTCGTTGCCGCCTGCCCTACCTCTTTATCCTGAGTTACCAGACACCCGGCGTTGAGAACTCCGAGGGGCATCCCGGCACCGTTACCGCTTACCAGGGCATCATCGATCAGGAAACCGAACTCATCAACAAAACCTTTACTGATATACGACTCAAGAGCCGCAGCATCCGCAAGCAGTTCGTCAGTCGCGTAGCAAAGACCGATAAGCTTCTTGAGGGTAAGTTCGATCTTCCTGAACTTGGGCTTGCTTTTGGTTTTCTCATCAGCTTCATCCGCCCAATAGCCACGGATACCGCCACCGCGAGAACCAGTGGCACGGGAAGTTTCGTCAACACCGTTGAGCTTGATGCTGTTCGCGTTCCCGCTGATGGTAATGCGACCAGTCCTTGAGGCAAGAATGCCAGTCTCGTACACCTGCTGGATCAGGTTGGTGGAAAAGTCCTGCTGGACAAGGAACCCACCGTCAGAGGGGACCGTTTCGTTCAGGCCGGTAGCAGCGTTGAACAGCCTGGGGTCCGTCTGACCGCCCGGAGCGGCAGCCTGCATGATGGCAAACATCTGCTGACCGAATGAGCCGAAGCGTTCCCTTGTGGCCCGGTCGTCACCGACTTCGATGACTGGCTCCGAAGTGGCCCTGGTCTGGGCCGGTTCCGGGGCGGACAAGTCAGCGGTCAGCTTTTCCTGCCGCTTCATCGCTTCCACGATCCGGTTGGTGTCCTCGACCTTATCCAGGATCTCTTTCTTGAGACTCAACTCGGACTCGGTAGGGTCACGGCCCTCGGCGGTAGCCTTGGTATCAAGGTCCGCCGCCTTGTTCATGAGGGCCTTGGTGTCTTCCTGGTACTGAGAAATGGTTTTC